ATAATCTGCCTCTAACAGCTTGCCGGCGGCCACTAGGGCCTTAAGCCGGTCAATGTCCCACAGCCTTGGGTAATACTTCTGTGCCAGTCCTTTTACATCCATGGTCTCACCTCCTCCTATAAATCAATACCGGCCATAATAGCCACGTAATCAATGTCAGCCGTATTCTTTTCCACCTGTGCGGCCACACCCGGCTGTGAGAGCGTCAGGAGCGCCACACGGCCATATATGGCCTCGGCGGTGACGGCACCGTCCTCCCCGTACTGCTCTGGTGTAATCAGGTAATGGTCGTCAATACTTTTTGGATTGCCCAGCACCGTATAGCCATCATACACAGCCAGGGTGCTGCCATCCTCGTTGACAGTCTTAATCTGCTCTGTAGCAGCCGTGTCCTCATCCGCAAACACGGCCACGATATCCTCCAATGGTTCGGCAGCCTGGAAGATAAGCTGCAGAGCGCGGGGTGTGGAGGACGTGCCGCCGATGACCAGCGGGTACTCCTTCCCGTTTTTCAATACAATCTTTTCATTCATTTATTTTTCCTTTCCGCCCTTCCGGGCAATAAAATAAGCCCCTGGTTTAGGGACCTGATTTGCAAGTCGTATTCATATTTATACGGTCAAAAAAAAGAGACACCGGAGTGTCTCAAATTCACGCAACAATAACTGTTATTATCATAGCAGCAATAGCTAAAAAAATGCTTATCGTTATTCCCCACATAAACTTTCTATATTCATTAAGTCCATTTGATACTTCTTTAGATACCATTGATAGCTTATCTTCAACCTTTTCTATCTTCTGATTTTGTTCTTTAATTAATTCTACAATCTGAGCCATTCGCTCATCATTTCTCTTTTCGGATTCCTCTATTCTCCTATGCGTACGCTTTTCGGATTCTCTAACATCATCCTTTAAATCTCTTTGGTCTTTATCAACTTTATCCATATATAGTTCAAGTATTTTATTGTCATCCATAACAGTGCCCCCTTTTATCGCCACCTCAGAATAGTTTCCTGTGTGTCCATATAAAAATGGACTAAAGCTATTCTCGTTAACAACAGTAGAACTTGAACTTTGCCGTTGCTTTAAATCAATTATTTTTGAGGAACTTTCATTAAAACCAACTGCTCTTTTTTCAGATTCGGCATCAAAGCCATTGACTAATGATTGAATTTTATTTTTATCATTTTCATCAAAAGACATTCTTTAGTTTCTCCTCAATTTCAGACATCAAGTTTGTAAGTATTTCAGTTGTTTCCTTTGCTGAGCATAACAAAGGCGTATCAACATGAGTATTCACATCAATTGTTAATAACCCTGGTATTTCAAGATTATTTCTATTGATTTGAATATTTCTAAATATATTTACAATGAATTTATCTGAAATTTTCTTTTGGTTAACCCAAGATATGGTTTTTTCATCACTTGACTTAAAATCATCAAGCAAAACAATACCGTTTGTCTTTTCCTCAAAAAAAGTATCGGTTTTAGTTTGTATTACCAGACCTAACCTCTTGATACCTACATTTAAGCTTTCACAAACCTGTATTAAAGTATATGCAATAACCTCGACATTATTCCTCCACAGCGCCCCATCTTTTAACCCAGCTTTGAAATCCATTCGATTTAGACTAATCGCCAAGCTTGCACTCTTATCTTCCTTTTCAAAGATACATCTGGGGATTTCCAACGGCGCATCCTCCGGCAATGGCAACATTTGTGGCTCCTTAGTAAACATCGCACTAAAAACACCTTGGATAATACTTGCAAATTTTAACATGGAGATTTCAGCTTTATCCTCAAAAAATATTGCGAACTGTATTGTAAATACTTGATTTGATAAATCCATTAGTCTTCACCTTTTCTCTTGTATTTATAAGTGATTTTAGTATAGCATTTATATCTTATAAAAACAACTTATTTTTAAATCATCACAATAGCAATTTAGCCGATAAGCTGCTTATAAAAAATGATGGTCTATGGTCAGGTAAAAACAACGCTGACGATTATAGAAACCACAACATAATATTTTACTGTAATCCTGCACAGGGTAATCTAACCGCCTATAATTTCCCGGTAAATGAGACCGGTGTTTTTAAAAGCGTTGTGTGTAATCAATTTTCCACGCAGACATACGTTACTATCAGTAACGCCCTATATCAGCGCATCGCTGCTGATAACTCATCGGCTTTTAGCGCATGGGAGCTTAAATGATTATTAGCGGTAATAAACGACAAAGCTGAAATTTGATTTATTATCTGCTGCGTTTATAAAAACAGAATTTATTGCAATTGTATTGGTGATGGCTATAACTATTTTTACATCCCAACCATTTGCGTCACGACCACAACCAGTCATCCAATTACCAGTGTTTTTACCAATCTCTGCTTTTAATATATTGACACCACATGTATATGCGTAATCCGAAGTACGGTAAATCTTAATCATCAACTCATTATATTTTTCAGGTAACGGGCAAGTATCTGTGGCCTTGTATGTACCATTTAATTTCCATTCTAAATTGCTATTTATGTCAGCTTTTACCTGCTTAAGGTACGCGCTGGATGGGACCTTATTTGTGGCCGTGGACTCCACCTGCACAATATCCGTCTTTGCCAATAACTTGGTCATAACCTTGTCCGCAATAGCGTCGATAAGTCTTTGTAAATCTGTACTCTCGCCCGCTGACACGAGTACCCCTGACGTATCTACTGTATCTATTCCATCTGCATTACTTGGGCCAGCAGGCCCCTGTATGCCTTGTGGTCCAGTAGGCCCCTGTATGCCTTGTGGACCTTGCTCTCCTTTCGGTCCTTTAAAATTACCCACAAATGCTCTAACTGCATCTGGCATTATATCATCCTCCTAAAATCATATATATATCACCATTATCGGTTACATCAAATATTGGTGCTACAGTACCACTGTAATAACACCATAAATTTCCGTCCGCATCTCCGGCGAATGTAAAAAAACCATTGGCCGGAACCGTTACACCGCTATCCCCTCTATCACCTTTGGGACCAACCGGACCTTGTATTCCCTGAGAACCAGCGGGGCCAGTGGGACCTTGTATTCCCTGTTCCCCTTTATCCCCCTTTTGACCCCGCTCCCCTTGCTCTCCCTTGAGCTGCCCACTGTCCAGTAGCCCTTGGATATGTGCAATAATTTCCTCACCTTCGTTTTTTATCCGGTCAAATTCAGCTATGTAAATGCCGGCTGGAATATTATTTTCAAACAAAGGGTTTTGTCTACAGAAAAATGAAAAACCACAGCTTGACTTACGTCCGTCAGCATACATCAAAGTAACAACCGCATATACATCTCCTGCATCCTGCAATTCATTTCCTTTTAAGACATATACGTAAGTTCCTGAACTGACCTCTTTTTCCAGTTCTCCCTGGATTATGTATCCCCGTGAAGTAACAAAGGTAATCAAACCGGATTGTGCTTCGGAGACGTCTGCGTCATCATTTTTCACGTGGATGGTCAACTTATCTTGTCCATAATCTCCCTGACTCATTGCGATTCCAGTTTTTAGGACTGATGTCTGTTTAACATTGAGTATAATGTCGTGTATGACCATTTACATATCACCAACCTTCCCCAGAATAACATAGGTCCCGCCAACTCTCGCCAAAAGGATGTGGTCACCATACCGAGGCTTATAGGTTGACAGACATTTATACTGCTTATAACTCGCCCTATCTTCTCCTGCAAAAATAACCAGATAATTGTGATTCTCATCCACATACGGAGCAATTTCTCCCATCCTAAATGGCGATATCTCCTTTTTGTTTTTTTCATAGTCCTGATATCTGTCTTGTGCTGATTCGTAAATCATATTCGCATCACCTTCTTTAATGTATGGTTCATCTTTTCACCGATTCCAAGTTTCATTGACCAGGCATACTCTATATATTTACTCGTTATTCCCAGATTGTCATTTCTTAAATAAATGCAGTTCCTGTATTCATGGTGTGGCATCAATGCCGTTGGAAGCACCACATTATCATTCACTTGCGACATTTCAATTGCCACTCTCCGGGTAAATGCATCCAGTGTGCCTTGGTCCGCAATATCATCCACAGACTCCACATTCACGATTTTCCGGCCTCTGCGTTGAATGCTCAATGGGCTGCTTGCGTCATTATTTACATATTCTGATCTAAGCGAAGTGTTCTCCACATCCGGATTTTCTACATAGCGGATTACTATGTTTGGGACATTATACAAATCATTGGACTGGTTTGCCCCGGAAAGAATGAGACTGTTATCATCCGTCATGTATCCGTATTCTGCCGCACGTTCGTCCGGCTCAATATACTTTTTAGCTACAGCGTTTCCCATCCTATCAAAATGGATTGGTGTGTAATTGATGGCCTGCAAAAGAGAATTGATAACATCCAGTTTGCTTGTCCCTATCTCGTATTCAAGGTCTACGGATGTCCTAAGTTCAGAGCCATCAATGTTTGTCTTATTGATACCGGCTGACATAAGTACATTTCGCACCTCATTTACATAAAGCGATTCAGCCTTTATAAGCAGCCGGTCTGTCAGCTTATCCTCTTGTAATATGATCGACTTATCATAACAGTCTGCATCAATGTATACTTTCCCACCACCATCCTGTCTTGTTGGGGTTGTAATGATGTATATTCCAAGCGGATGACGAATCCAGGTCCTATCAGGAGCCTGAATTTTAAACCATGGCCTGATTCTTAAGTCTGTATAATAGCTTCTAATTTCTATCTCACGAAATCGTATTGATGCAGTCCCCATAATTTCTGCTTCGCTATTAAATGATATGCTGCATTCGACATTGTCTAATGTTGTTATCACCTTTTCTTCATTGTTCATAAGTTCATATTCAAAGTCTATCGTTCTGTTTCCTTCAAGCATTTTTATGACCTGTTCATTCGTGAACTCTGCATATGACATATCATACATACGAAATTCCCTCCCCATGCTCCAGCTGTTCCATTGATAAATTTATAATATACCCTTTGTCAAAAAATGCGTTTGAGGCATTGTAGGACGTTATATCAACATACGCCACTATATTCCTCCCTCTGAAACAATATACTCCATTCGCATCCATAATTTCTTCCAACACTTCTTCCTGTCCACCGTATATGAAGGCCGTAACGGATAAAGTTCTCTTAGAGAAGGTTCCTGCCTCCTTTACAGGATAACGTCTGCCTAAATAATTAACCAGTGCATTTGAATTCTCTTTTGACATATTTACAGGTATGTATTCTGAATCATTGGATAGCATGAGTTTCACACGTTTCTCCATATGGTTTATCTCTGAAATGTAATACCCATCGTATTTTACAAACACCTCCCGAATTTTACTATCCGAAATACCTCCGTCATAGTAAGCCCTGACATAATAGCGGTACATACGGTCGCTTTTAACTCCATAATCCTCATATCTATACCCTTTATTACTGAATGGAGGATTGATATATGCGATTGGAAGGAATTCTCTTTCTCCTTCCGCGCGATAAATATAAAATGAATTAATATTTCCACTGAAATCCAACTTGACAAAGTCATCATAACTTTGCACGGTAAGCTCCGGTGTATCTGGCCTTTGACAATTAATTGTAAAAGATTTTGATACCTGGTCGGACCATAAATCATAAATATTCGCAATTGACAATATGGCAGCGTATACACCGTTTTGAAGTATGATATTAGGTTTATGAGCGTCCTCTATTCCGCCCGATATAACTCCACTATCATAAATTTCCTTTCCATACTGCATGATTTTAACACGCGCGCTCGATTCTTCAGACCGTTCTGCCGACCATGTTATTTCTGTCAATGCATCATTTTTTACGCCTGTTATAATAGGATTCCCCGGTTTTCCCACTACATAAAATTGACCCGTAGCGTATTCGGACACCATGCCAATACCATTATAGGTTCGCACCCTCCATTCAGCAATTCCGTTCCTAAAGGCAGACGCATCCATGGTATGTTGCTGGTTCGAGGTAACCACCATAACATCATTCCACTGGCTTTCTGATTGCATCTTCCATCCAAAATCGTATTTTGCCTGACCTGCCGAAAAGCCCGCATTATATTTCCATCTGAATGTTACATTCCCGGAATTTGGAAGTATATCGCCGTCCGGATACATGATTGATGGCTTAAAAGGCTTTGCATCTTCATGCGTTATCTCAATATAGGGAGCATATCCTCCTTCTATTGTTGCTACACGACACACATAGGGTATCTGTGTTCCTCCTGCTCCAGAAGCCCATTGGTCGTGGTTGTTATCGACCAACACGATAGAAAAGGTTGGGTTGGCGTTATTACCCACGACCAGATTTGTTACATCTAAAGAAACCCATGAATTGTAAATTGTGCTACTGACATCAAATACCTTTTCATCGTTCCCGCTCATTACATACTTATCCCCATACATATTCTCGAAGGAATCGTATGTATTGATATTAACTACCTCTTTTATATTATAAAATTGGGTTTCAAAGGTTACCCTAGTCTTCGATTCCGTAACATAGAGATATAATTTTGCGGAGGTGATATTCTGGTCGTACAGGGCAGGTATGGCAAATTGCATGAGGCCGAAATACTCACGATAATTTTCCCCGCCATAATCCGCTCCAATCAACATCCTTGAATCATTAAGTGCAAGAATGTTATTATTCCTATAGTTTTTATCGTTAAAGCATGTTACCTTTGTCATTGCCATTTTACGCTTTCACCTTTCCTACCCTGAGTGCCAGTCTTTCATTTTTTGCCATTTCAACAAGTTTTTGTACGCTTGATATTTTTTCTATGTCCGCATTAACATTAATGATATAGGTATCTCCAGCAACAGATTTTGATTGACTGCTACTCATGATTCTACTTCCGCGAGGAAGCCGGACCAATTCTGGACCAGCTTCTCCCACCCATGTTTCTCCGCCTTCGAAATAATCTGTTCCCCGGGCGTTGTACTTTGGCCTTGAGATATTCTGAGTAGACGCACCGATTTTTCCGACGCTGGATGATACAGTATCCATAGTTCTATTCAGGTCATCACCCTTTCCGATGATGACCGCAATCACTGCGGCCAGCGCAATAAGAGCGGCTACTACTCCCAAAATAATTGCTGTTGTCTTTATTGTTTTTGCATCTGTTATTCCCAAAACACCCATAAAATTATTAAATGCACCCACCGTTGAATCCACGGCCTTCATTACAGTAACTGCCGTTGTTACGACTCCTGCCAATGTTATAATGAGATGTAGTACTGGCGTTGGTATGACGGATAAAGCATTAAACAGTGCTGTCAACTCTGGAAGAAGAATCTCTGCAAATTTTCCGGATAGAACTTGCGTAACTTTTCCAAATCGGTCCATCGAATCATTTAATTGGTTGAATCCATTCAATGTCTCTCCACTCATTACATACCCAGTCTCATATGCTGAGCTCATAAGATTCTTTAATTCTTCATTTGTCATGTTAAGTACAGGAACTATCTTTTCTCCAGTGGTTGATAGTAGGTCACTTGCGATAGCATTCCGAGTCGTAACATCCTCCATATTCCTGAGCGATTTTATCACATCTGTAAACAACTGTCCCTGACTTTTCAAATTTCCATTAGTATCCTTGACAGATACTCCGAGGAGCCGGAATGTTTTTGCGCTATCGTTTCCACCCTCAGCCGCATCCTTTGCCTTTTCTGCTAAAGCAGCCAAGTCTCCCGATGCGCTTTCCGCATCATACCCCACTGATTTTAAAACGTAATCCCACGCCTGGTATTCATTTGTTGTCATACCCATGGTTTGCGATACAGTCTGAATTTCTTTCGCGTGTTCAGCTGTCTTTACTGTCAGCCCACCAAGGGTAGTTACCAACGTACCTACGGTAAGAATAGCTTTTCCGACGTTCTCGTCTATCGCATCAAACTTACCTGCCAGAGTCTCAACGGCCGGACTGGCCTCAATACCAATCATACTTGCTACATCACGGATTGTGTCTCCAAATGAACGTTGCGCTTCATCGCTTTCCTTACTTTTCTTGGCGAACTCATCCAATCGCTTTGTGTTGTCTTTATATTCATTTTCCAGTTTCTGTAGCGTTGTTCTACTCTGAAGGAGTGTTTTGTCAAGCGCATCAACCTGCTTTTCACTCTTCTTTTGGCTTGACATGGCTATATCGTAGGCTTTTGCTTGCTCTTCTACTACTTTCTTTTGCAGGATAATTTTCTGTGCAAGTGCTTCCTGTTTTATTTTCAATTGGTCGGTTTCATCGCCGTATTCCTTAGCCTGTTCCTGAGCCAGTTTCATTTCAGCGTCAAGCAGTCCCATCTTTCGGTTACACTCTGATATTCCCCCGGAAAATTCCGAATAGTCGAGACCAAGCGTAATAGTCTTTTTGTAATTATTAGCCATTATGCAAATCCCTCCACTTCGCGCATTGAATGAATTATCTCCGGTTCTGAGGCAAAATACTTCGGACTGTAGCTTTCACCATTTACCTCACTTACCCTCATACATGTTTCGTCCTGGTACATGTCAATTAATTTAACAATCTTTTTCAATGGGCTGTTCCAGAAGTTCTGCTCAGACATTCTCATTTTCACACAGTAGATGTAATATAGCATATCAAAATCAAATATCAGATCTTCTGCATTCCAACCGCGCCCTTCAATATCTGAGCTATCATTTTTTTTGTCTGTTCATCCTGTTCCTGTAAGTCAACTCCATTTGCTGATTTGGCATATTCTTCAAGGATTTCCTGCAAATCATGAGGCCTCATTGTCAATGCAAGTGCATTGGCCTCCTCCATAGTAAAATCCTGATGATTTACCCGGATACCTGCATACAATGCAATCGCTGCAAAATGCTCATATGGCAGTTCCTCAATCCCGGTCTTTGAAAGTTCTTCCTGCAGATATAAAACCGCCCGCATATTGAAAGTGGCCGTATAAGTTCGGTCGTGAAACACAATATCTACTTCATTTGCTTCCTGCACACAGATTGTTTTTTTCATTCAAATCACCTCACGCTGTTGGGACTGGTGCTTTTGACGGGCCGGTCTGGAACCAGGAGTCAATCTGTTCTTTTGTTAAATCCGCATTTGCAGAGTCCGCGAAGAAGCGCAGCTCCTTATCCGAGTCCCTTGGAATAAAATTAATCGTAATGGAATCGGTTGAAAAATTCAGATTTTCTGTTGATTGCTGGACATTACTGTTGATTGGCTGGGCTCTCCCCTTCAGCAACCAGATTAGCTCTTCTTTTCCATTTGTCTGTTCCACTTTATACCCTACGGCAATATATGGAGCCTCATCTCCCGCTTTTTCATGGATAACCCCATCTTTGTATGTATTTCCCAGCACTACAGCACGCTCCTCCACTGGTATCTTATTGACATCCAATACCAATGCAATTCCATTCAGTTTCGCAATGTTTTCCTGCTGCACGCCATTGCCATATAGAGTCCCTGATGACAAAGATGGGGTGACCTGGGCTTGCATCGCTGCCCCAAGGCTTCTTACATCCCCATACGTGGTCCCTTCTGCCGTATCAGTCAGAAGGCAGGCATACACTGGGTCCACAATATTTATCCGGTTTGCCTTCTGTGATTTATTTGTAGCCATTTAGCTATCCTCCTTAACATGATAGAAAATTATTGTTCCTCTCCAAAGTTTTCCGTTTGTATCATAACCATATGATACCGTCGGTACCATATTACACCGTTCCGACATAATCACCTTTTTTGCCTGCTCTGTCAACCTCACCGCTTCGTCTCTAAGCACACACCAGATGTCAACCTGATATTGTTCTGCACGCTCTGTTTCCTCGCCATTCCCCAGCAGGCCCGCGCCGGCAGAAACTAGATACCAGGTAAAACATGGCGGAATAATAGGAAAAAAAGACTTGATTCCTGGTATTTTTAATCCTGTTTCCAACATCTGTTCAAGATTCATCCATCCACCACCTTCCGAATCAGGTCATCAATCATTTTTTCGACTTCCCCTTCTGATGCATTCATAGCCCTGCTGACAAAATTAAGACCGGGAACGAAGGTAGAACCATCCCTGGAAATATGTCCTGTATCTACTGCAGCCCATTTATATCCCGTATACTTCCCTCCCTTTACGCTGACATAAAGGTTCCCCCGTTTATCCTTCTTCACAGCAAACTTAACATCATCTTTCATGTGGATGTATGGCCGGCTACCATCATAATTTGACGGCATAATCTGTTTTGCCCGCAGCTCAACATCGGAATTATGTAGAAACTGCACCGCCTTTCCGCGAACTATTGACCCTATCTTTCTCAATACAATTCTTTCATTCTCCTGCAATTGTTTTGGCATCCTGTTAATCATTTTATTGATGGATACCATCGCGTCCTCATAATCAACCTGCACCTTCATATCATCACTACCCCACAGTCAGTTCCATTGCACTCTCATTTGTTTGATAGCTGCGAAGGATAGTATACTCAACTCCTCCATATGACACTATGGTAGGTACACTACCCTTCTCCAACTGCTCAGCCACCATCTCCCAGTCATACGGGTCAATCTCCAGCACAAACTTTGGCCTCAGCCCTACCGCATAGGCTCCATAGAATTCTGCTCTTGTAGAAGATTTCTTTTCGCAGTAAATATCCTCCGTGATTCGGCCTATTGTACTCTTATCTGCCCTCATCCCAATCAGCGTACAAATTTCATTCCTCATTTTACTCCTTATATTCCTCAGCCAGGGACATCGCAATCTTCATACCTTCATAGGCATCCTTATATCGCTCTGCTTCGCCATTGTAATTTTCCTGCCATCTAAGATATAATCGCAGACACGCCTTTACTAAGGATACGTCACTGGGTAATATCTGCACTCCGCACATTGCAAGGTCCGACAGGTATGCATCTTTCAATTGCATAAGCTCCGAATCCAGTTTGTCATGTCGGATTCGGAGCATGGTCCTTAGTTCTTCTGGCAGTACCTCTAATTTCAGGTTAGCCATCATTATCACCCCTTAGGTCAAGCATTCTTTTTCGTAATGGTGACAAGTGAATTCTTATCTATCACCTTACCATCACAAATCATGACAGCCTTGGTTACCTGGTCTTCCGTATCATTATCCTCATAACTCTTGACCACCATGTTATAGTTTGTATTGAACATGTAATCAGACCAATCAAACAGGAATGCCACGACAGTATCCTTTGCAATCGCGGCCCCAAGGCTTGTCATGTAATCATTCAGCACCACCCGGCGCCCGAGCAGTGTCCTTTCCGGTTTCCCGTCAATCCCATAATTCACGCGGGCAATGGGCTGCTTGTTTGTATCCACCATCCCGATGAACTTCATGAACGTCTTTTTTGTCATGTTCCAGACAGCCCCATTCTCATAAGCAAGAGGGAGGGCCGCTTCCGCATCCACAAGTGTCTGATAGGTTGGGTCTGCACTGACCGCAAGGTCGATATTCTGCCCGTCAGCTACCGCCTCTGTCAATACCCCTTTTGGCTGTCCGGTTCCACTTCCAGTAATAAACGACTTTTCCTGCGCCTTCACCATTGCCTCTGATACACTGTTCACGAACACGGTCTCAAATACCTGTAAGGACATGACCGAAGTTTCCAGTGTCATGGAGATGGCGCATCTCAGTTTGTATCCCTTAATGTCAATCTGCCCGGTTGTTTTTTTCTGCGTATCACTGCCAGTTCCTTCGGCTACCCAGGTTGCTTCTGGTTTCACGCTGGATGTAGGGACCGTAACCCCCGCTGCAAAGGCCGTTTTAGTCACAAGAGGAAGAATCGTTCCGGTTGTCTCCATCTTTTCTACAATTCGATTAAGGACCGTAGGGGAGATTACCGACCCCACATCTGTTGTCTTTGTGGTTGCTGCAGCATTCACGAATTTAGTAGGGATGGCAGTTCCATTCAGCACATAGTTCATAAACGCCTTTCTGTACTCAATGGAATCATACATATCTGCTGTTTCATCCTGGTTGCAAGGATTGAAGACTGCTCCTTCTCCTACACCAGCCAGCGGTACCGGCGGCTGCGCCAATGCCCTCAAGTTGGCAGATGCCTTGGCTGCTGCCTCAAAATCCTGGTCCAGCTTTGTGACGGCGTCCATCTTCCCGTTTGCATCCTCCAGCTTCCCCTCGTTAATCAATGCTTCCGCCTCATTGATGAGGGCCTTCCTCTTTGTTTCGTACTCATTCCTAGTCATTGATAAGTTCTCCTTTCAGATTTAAAATTCGCAGCCTCATGGCTGCCTGCTCTTTCTGCCTAAAAAAATCCGGGGTGTCTGGACCCGGAGCTTTAATTATGTTTCTTATTTTTTCTATGGTTTCATCTGGGATTCCAGAAAGACCGTTCTTCATTGGGATTGCATCATCTTTAGAAAACATGATTCTGTCCACAAAGCCATATTCCACAGCCTGCTGGGCCGATAAGTATGTCTCCCTATCCATTAGGTCCTGCAATGTCCCTGTATCCATACCGGTCTTGTCCGTATAGGCATTCATGATTGACTGGTTTGCTGCCCTCAGTGCATTCCCTGTATTGTCCATGTCCCGGTAATCACCGGACACGGATGTCTGCACATTATGGATCATGAACATCCCAGTTGGGCTGATTTCGCTTTCACCAGCCTGGGCAATGACTGATGCGGCACTCGCCGCAATGCCTGTAATCCTGATCAGTTTCTTTCCAGGATAGTTCCGCAGCTCCGTATAGATTTCAGAGCCTGCGGTGACACTGCCTCCCGGTGAATTGATATGGATTTCAATATCTTCCCCTCCTGCCTCCTGTAATGCCCTCAATATCCGTTTAGGGGATGTGTTCTCGATCCCAAGCCAGTCATAAACCCAGTCATTACCGGATTCAACGATCTGTCCCTTCACGTCAATCCTTACCGCCATCTTCCTCACCTCCTTCAAAAAGCTTCATGATTTCCATCCTGGTCTCGTTGATGTTCTCCAGGTTCATGTCCCCTATAAGTCTCCTGACCTGATTCACGGTCTGCGTATCAAGCCTCCTAAGTGGCTTATCCCCATCTGCAACTGGTGAAAGGTTGAATGTCTCCCTCCACTCATTCGGGGTCAGGGCCCCACGGTCCACCATTGCCTGAAGTGCAAGCTTTGTTGAAAGACTCGCACATTGAAGGTTTGCCGCATCAAAATATATCCCGTTCCCAAACCCGCGCTCACGCCGAGTAAACAGTTTCCTGGAATATTCTTCCCCTAACTGTATCGCTACTGGTTCAATGACCGCCTCAAAATAGCTATTCCATTCATCTTCGTTATAACTTGAATGCACAATTTTTTCATTTGTATTAAAGAAAGCATAAATCCTTTCCTTCGTGTTCGTCTGCTGCATAGCATTCGGCACATAATCCTTTGGCTCAATTCGGATGGCATCCGCTTTCGCATCTACGCCGGCCGCACCAAATGTAGGACTTGAAACGCTCAAATAATTGTCAACAAACTCCTGAACATTTTTCTTCAAATCCTCCGGTCGCATTGGTGTTGTATATTTAAGCAACCAGCGGATGACACCGCTGTTTCTAATTGCCTTTACAATTCCCTGGTCCGTTGTGTTTACCACCTCCATTAACGGTGTAAGAGCTTTATGGGGCGACTCTCCAAATATATCATTGTCCTTAAAATCATTCCGGATATGGATGACTTCTGTATATGGTACATTTAGTGTTTTCCCGTTCAGAAAGGTGAATTTTAAATACAGTTCCAGTCCTACATACTTTGTTTCTACCATGATTGCTGGTATCGGATACTGCTGCACCGGCAGCCCATTCTCATCCCTGACAACCAAGACAAACGCATTATTATTAAGTGCGAATTGCGTTGCCACCTTCTCTAACATCGTATGTCCTCCCATGTAGGGATTTGGTTCCTCCAACAAGAACCGCATATATGGCTCCGGATTAACGTCCACTTTTCCATTATATCTTCTGACATGCTTCGCCTGGAGCTTTCCGACCGCTTTTGAGAAGGGACGGATGCAGGCCCTGACGATATCGCTATCATACACATCCCCAGTCCATGCCGCGAACCCATTCCCAGTCTCGGTTATCATCTTAAAGGCAGTCCCTGCCGTCACATTCAATAATTTCCTTGCTAAATAATTCCTAATTCCCAAACGCTCATCCTCCTTTCCCTAATCCTTAAATCAAGCTTTGCAGTTCCCCCATCTTGTCCTGAAGGACCTTATATCCATCTATCAGGGCCAATGTCCCATCAATCCTGTTCCTGGTATCCATCCCCTTTACCGGCTGGATGTTCCCATTTACATCTGTCTTGACCACCGTATTAAAGAAACACCATTTGTCAATCGGATGGTCATTATATACAATCAGTTTTGCCTGCAGGTCTGCCTTCAGGTCTTTCATTGGCTGGCTCAATGTTATTACTCCCTGCCGTACCGGTATCATAGCCTTCTCACCAAATTCAGACTGGAACTCGCGCAGGAGTGAATCATCTATATGCCACGGGTCATAACCAATGTATAGGATGTATATGTCCTCCTGGTCCCGCAATTCACAGAACCAATCCAGCATAACCTTTTTGTCAACCTTGTTTCCTGGGACAGTCCTAAGTAACCCCTTATCCTTCCAGAGTTGATACGGCACATTATCCCGCTCTCTTCTGTTTCCCGTTTCTTCCTGCCTGTCAAGGACCGCCTGTGGCATCCAGTACATCTGCCTCACATAGATATTCGGGTCATCACGCCTCATGCACAGCACCTTCGCAGCCGCCAGATCCACTGAATCAGCAGCATCCATACCACCAATCCCATATCGGAACGGACCCGTAAAGGTCGCTGTGTTCTCAAAGTCCTCAAACCGTAACCATGCCGCCTCTGATGTTTGTTTAAGGTTAAAATCCTTTACAAGCACGGTCGGTTTGAAAGATTCATCATCCTTTGCCTTCTGGACCATCTGCCGCAGGTAATCAATAGACTTAACTGTCCCAAGCCCTGGGTTTGCCTTTATCCAGCATTCCTCCCTGTCCCACTCATCTATATGGTCAAGTTCGTAGATAAACGGGAGAAAACGATTATTTCTGGCCCTGTCAAATAGCACATCGGATGCATATTGATACTGGCTGTCGAATATACCTTCCCTGACAAAACCATTCGTGGTGATACAGAAAAGGAGCGGCTGTTCACGCGCTCCCATTGATTGTTTGACCAAGTCATAAATATCCCTGTTTTTAATCGCTGCCAGTTCATCAATTACCCCGCAGTGCGTATCAAGCCCATCCAGACTGTTGGTGTTACTGGCAAGAGCTTTTATGAAACCCATGTTCATGGCGCAGTATAAATCCGCGGCCCTCTTCCGGATATGTTTTTTCAATAAAGGTGACTGCATCCTCATTTTATTTGCTGCATTGAATCCGAGTCTGGCCTGATCTAACATTGTTGCGACATTATATATCTGCGGTGCGCCCTCCTTGTCGTTCATCAGCATGTCCAGTTCTATGGCGGCAGTCTCTGTTGTTTTACCGTTTTTTCTCCCTTCAATAATCAATACCTCATTATATTGTCTTAAATTATTATCATCAACAAATCCAAAAATGGACTGTAACCTCGCTTTCTGGAAAAGTTCCAATCGGAGAGGCTGACCCAATTTTCCGGTAGGTAATTTACAGAATCGTTCTATAAATTCAATGTGGCGGTTGGCAATCTCCATATCGAAATGGAACTCACCTGGATTCAAGTATTTTTCCATCAGTGTATCTGCAATTCGCTTCATTTTTTCACAGGCAATTATTCTTCCGTCGCCTATTCCGGAAAAATACTGCTCAAATTCAGTCACCCTTACCACCACCCAGGAAGTCTAATAATTCATCTGTCTTTTGACCTTCTTCCGGAAGAAGGTCAGTAAGCTGTTTTATGATTTTTTGGTATGCCGTATTCATCGTGTTGTATAGGTCTGCTACTGGCCGCTTTCTATCGTATGGCGCCTGTTTTTCCCCCTGCTGGAACATTTCCGTAAATCCGTTTTCATCCAGGTCCGCCTCGAAGTCCTCCAATGTTGCCCTCATAAATGCGGCCCGTTTTATCAATCCCTCAACTGTTTTCTTTTTATGTTCGTCCACATTCACAAATAATTTTTTTAGTCTGTTTTCTTCCTTCTTTATCCGCCTATCCTTCTCCATTATGTTTCACTTCCTTCCATTGGGGTGGGGGTACTGTAAATTTTCATCCATAAAAATTGATGTGGGGGACTCGGTGAAATTCTTTTTAACCCACAATTAAAAAAAGGGGGGAGTATCAATACTTTTTTATTCATAATTGTCTGACAACTTCGATTGGATTCCCTTCACCATCAAATATATAGCGCCTTTGCCTCTCACTTTCCCTAAAAAGGAAGTGTCCTGCTTCCCTGTCATGACATGGCTTGCAGACATATTCCAACAGGTCATGATTAAGGGAAATATCCGGGTTAGAAATGTTATCAGGTGTTAGTATAATTGTATGATGTACCATATATCCCAGGCGCTCATGGCATCGTTGGCACAATCCCCCATCAATAGATATTCGTTCTGAGATAAAGGCTTTCCTACATTTCCGCCACTGCCCCGAATCGTAAAACGCTCTCGCAAACTCTTTTGCCATCAACCTCATTCCTATCATTATTTTGCAAAATAAAAGCACTAGGTCAAATCCCTAGCGCTATAATCCTAATATAGTATTTTGCTTTCTAACGAGTAAAGCTTCTCAGATGGTTCTGCAATTAATACACCCGACTCATCGTAATAATAAATATACGCTTTCTGCGTATCCTTTAGTGCTTTATATTTTTGACATATTGCCGTTATTGTTGTGTTAACAGCCAAGCAGTAACCTGCCTTATCCTTCTCTTCTGCTGCATACCAGATTTCATCATCCAATGTAATCCTATAAGTTCCTGCCTCATCACTCTCAATCTTTTTGATATTATTCAGTCCATTTAAATACTCTGTAATTTCATTGTTCATTGATTGATAATCGATGCCAGGATTAAATGTTTTCCATATTTTTATCAAACTAGCTATGATAATAACAATAGATATTATGATGAAAACAAAATACCTTTTATTCTTAGCAGTATTCTCTGTCAACTTTTTTCCCTCCTGTTTTTCTTTATTATATAATAAATCATAACAAAAGAAAAGCCTCCTGTTTCAGGTGCCGGGAAAATGGGTATATAAAAGGCGCCCATTGCTGGGTGCCTCTCTGTTAATATAAACCCCCAGGCCCGAAGGATGCCGGAGTGCGTTCTGTTACTACGTACCTGCATCTAAGTACCCAGCATCTGGATACCCGATGCGCCAGTACACCATGCTGACATATTCAGCGGTACCTTGTGCCGCAGTCGCAATGCCAGCGAGTCAGCCACCAGGCTGTAACACCTGGCGGCCGTTGCTTAAATGGGGAGGATGCAAAACCAATCAGCTTTCCGCTTCATCCAATTTTGCATATTACAATTATAAATCGTCCAAACGGACATGACAAGGACACGATTTTGACACGCTCCTGTCAAGCCCCTAATCCAGCATAAGGGCGTCTGAACCAAAGAGGTATACACTAAGTATCCCTGTAAGCTCCGTTATCCATCGTCTGGCTGTCCGCTCTCCATATCCGTAAATCTCTGCAATATTCTCGTATGTCATCCCATCCAGGTAGAAATATTTAAAGGCCAGATATTTCTCATGCGTATTCTTCCGACACTCCTCATCCTCCAGGAGCTTCAAGCACTTGTCTATGTGGCCTATCATGACAATGCTCCGGAGCTTGCTCTTAAGAATGCTGTTGATAAAAATATCTTCCTCCGTGAACTCCTCCAGTTCTTCTCTGTTGTCCATATCCGAAAGCTCCGCCACGCCCTCCTCCACACTCTGACAAATTCTGTTATAATTCTCCATCAACTTTTTGGTATTCTGGAAAATCTTTGTGCGCTTATTTCTCTGTGTCTGTTTTTCATGTTCTTTGACCGCTTCCTTTGCGGCCAGCCTTACCACTTCTTCCAGTGCTTCTGTCTGTTTCATCGGCATCACCTCCTCCCGCATCCAGGTACGGGCACGCCCAGCACCCGTACCGTATCCTGCCCTTGTTGGTTCGCTGTCCGTCACACCCGTGATGCCCGTTGTCTATGTAACATTGTCTCATAGTACCATATCACTCCCTTCGACGGCCGGCGCAGCTCCGGGACCGGGCACAGGCTGGTGTACATGTACGGCGGCGCCGTCCGGATGCGCTCCTTGATGGCCTCGTCGGCCTGAGCGGCCAGGGCCTTGCTACGGTCGATGCGGCTAACCTTTGACTGCTTACTGCCTTTCTTTCTCATAAACATCCTCCACCCATTCCAGTGGTTCTCCACAATCTTGACAATAGTCTTGCCCCATCTCAACCCTGCCGGCACAGTTAGGACACTCATACATAATGCCATGTTCCATTTCAAGCTTTATTTTAGCCATCCTTCTTGTCCTTTCAAAATCACACAAATGTCAGTTTTAGCGTATTATAACGCTCTGCCCCTCTTTGTCCGTAATATCCACCGAAATCGTCATTCTTCCGAACGTGCCCATTACCCTGTCTCTGATTTCTTCACGGACAATACTTCTTGCGCTTTTATCTATGCACTGTTCAATTTTATTTGATATAGCATCACTTGTATTTGTCTCATGCAGCGCTTGAAATATTGCCCTTTTAAGTTCTTCTTGTAGAACCTCTTTAACCATATCCTTTAACGTGTTTTTATTGATTCCTGCTTCATTAAGCATCTGCCTTACTTCCTGCCTAATGGCAATCCGTTCTACAGTCATACACTTTTCCTTTCCCGGCCTTCTCCGTTAAATGTTAATTAACAGAATGGTAATCCACACCATTCTTCGCAGCCTTTTTTCTGCCTATCATTCCAAGAACACGGGATTTCCTTAAATTTAATAGGTTCCCATCCACACATCGTATTCTTTGGATTTCCATGGAACATCATCATGCACCGTTCAATATGCGCACAATCTGCACAGGTCTTTCCCTCTGGGAGTTGCATACACTGATGTTTACAGTTATGCGCCTTATAATAATCACACCTTGCACACTCCATATTTTTCCCTTCCTCCGGTTCTCCCGGAAATCCTAAATTTCTTAAATCATATATACGATTTTCTCTTTCCTGCGCTGTTAAATCAGAAATCATACTTTCCATCTCAATGATTTCCTCATCATTTTCACATTCAGAAAACCAATCCATAATAGTTTCCTGTACTTCCTGTTCACTTCTCATTCCCATACCTCCAAAATGCTAATTTTCAGCGATCTCTTTCCATTGATTCTGCATATATTTCCATTGCTTTTTTAAAAATCGTTCCACCTCTGGCATATTCTTTTCTTCAATATGCTTTATCCATACCGGACGATAAATTCCTTTTCTTTGTAAAATGAAGAATAACCATAGTTCAAACTCATCCCTCTTTGGCTTCTGCTTAATGTCAAAGCGAAAACACAAATTGAAGTCCATATCAATGCTTATGCCGTCCGAGCCAAGCCATTCTTCTTGAAAATCTGCCCACGTATTATATTCACATCTACCGAAATTTTCGCCACTCTGATTGCCAACATAATAGTTGCTTTCGCTACAATAATAACTATGGTCTGTTGCTTGTAATTGCATAACTACACCTTTCCCCCGATACTTCGGGAAATGCTAATTTTCTGTTTCATGCCGTTTCATCACATGGTCTAACACTTTCATGCTAATCCCATGCATCTTCTCCCATTCTTTCGTTCCTGGGATATGTGATGGACCCAACCATTGTATAGGGTCTTTCTTGACTGCATTCCAGTACCATGATGGAATCCCCATCTTTTCAGAAGATGTTTTCGGGTCAGAATATTTTGCATGCTTTATTAAGTCTACCGATAATCCCCCTTGTAAAAGTGCCTTTGTGTCCTGTTGGTAAAAGAAAATTATGGATGATTGCACCAAACAGGCCATTTTCAATTCTTCATATGGTACTTCTTTGTTGTCTTTTAAATCAGCTATGATTTCACACGTTGCTCTCATTTGCTTCTCATTTAAAATTTTAATTCTGGTGTGCAAACAGCCACCATAATACCACCAGATACAATGCCCAAACCACATTATCGCACTTCCTATCCCATTGTAGTTCTTGGTACTGCATCCACTCCATGCCGTACCAGACTGCGGATATTGCCATGCTTACCACCAATGCCTTAATTAGTGACAATTCCATTCCTCCTTCAAATGTTAACTTTCCTGCTCAAACGGGCACCATGCCGGTACTTTTTTTAATGTGTGATACCGTCCATAATACAGTCCTTTGCGTTTACATATTTCAGGGTGTTTACAAACATTGCCCGCTGGCTTGCTTTGCTCTCTCCATACCGCCCCGTGCTCACATTGCATACACGGGTGCAATTCCGCATGACTATTAAAATCCATCCCGTTTTCCCTCACAAAAATGCTAATTTTACTGTGGAAGAGCCTCGATTTTGTATTTGCTCATATCATACAAAAAGACAAGCTTACCAAAATAATCTTCCTGTTCTAACACCAAAACATAGTTTCCATTTGCAACCGTAATGGAAATCACCTTTTCATCAAATTCTTTTTCCAAGTCCCATGTCCCATCAAAATTCCGTATATATATTTTTACATTCATATCTACTTTCTCCTCCGGTTCCTAGGAATATTAAGTTGGCGGCGGCCGGACTTGAACCGGCACTCTCTTACTTTCCCCACGGTTGCGGACCTGGAGGCCGCCCAGGAGTTGAACCTGGCCCTGTGTACCATACACCGCCACTAATGTTAATTTCACAGACCAAATTTCGATTTACCAACAAAAAATACAGTATCCTGGAATCAATCCATGCTCTATGCAGTCTTCAAGCACATAGCCGATTGAGCCTATGTAAAACCTACCTGTATACTTTCCATTCCACTCTCTGAGTACGAAAATATCTCCTGGCTGATAATTCCTATCGTTTTTCCTCAACTCAAATTTCTTTCTTCCAGACTGAACATCATCAAAATACTCGGGTAGTATTTTCAAATCGTGTTCGATAGTTCCGTTTTTAATATCCTCCATTACTTTATCTATGTTCACTCAGTCCCTCTGCCTCCTTATGCATTTCATCATACTGGTAATGCAAACGGCATTCTTTGCATATTTCACAGGGTTCTCCATCCCCATCCATGGTTCTTAATCCGGCACATAAGCCTTCTTCCATCCCTGGATATTCAAATTTGGTCATATAGCAATGAGCAATCGCATCTTCAATCCTTTTTTCATCTTCCTTTATCTTTTTGTATTCCCAATCCAAAAGCATGAGCAAATCCGCTCTTGTTGTCGCATTATGAGTTTCCAGACTTAACTCCCGCTCTATTAAACCCATCTTTTTTTCGTACGGCAACCATTCAAATCTTTCTTTGTCATACTTCATTCCTTCTCCTCCTTATATGGTTCCGGTAATGGCATCCAGGCCAGCACGTCCAGTTTTTCCCACCCATCAGTAAATGATACTCCGTTCCAAAATGCCCTAATCACACAGTCTGTATTTTTGACAGACACTAAATATATCTCCAATGGCTTGTTATCATATAGCGGTTTTTCTTTTGGTTTTTCCGGCAGCCGCTCTTTTATGGGAATCCACTTATGTATCATCCCTTCTATTTCCTTCGGATTCACACCCGTATTCTCATAGTCCATAAGTGTTTCCCTTAGGTCTGCCATTGCCCACATAAGGCGGTATACCAATGCGGTGCGCCCATTTGGGTCATTGATACCATATTGCAGGTTGTCCACGAGGATATCATCCAATGTTTTATTGTCATCCGGCAGTTCGATTCCCTCTGCCTCGCTGAATTTGCGGATGAAGTCCCGCAAATCCATGTCTGAATCATAATCTCTGTACCATGCCCACCTGTCCTTTGCGTACATACAATTATGTGCCAGATCTATCATGTTCATTTCGCTAGCAGGTTTTTCTACTGTCAATCTTTTCATTCCTCTGCCTCCTTCATTGTTACGAATCAAGCCATTTCCACATTATGATTCCAAAAACAATCAACATTACGATATAAACAGTCGCATCTGTTTCTACCATTTACTTAACCTCCGCTAAATGCATGCCAAATGAGTCAATTGCCTTCATAGCCTCTCCCAGGCTATCAAACACCATACCGTCATACAATATATCATCAATCCGGTACCCCAGTTCATCGCCATCGGATGGGGTTGCTACCCTCAAGGTGCAGATATCCATTCCTTTGTATTCCGTTACCTTTGCGTATCTATCATTCAAATGTTTCATTGCATTTACTCCGCTAAATAACGATTTGGTTGACAAAAACATGTAAAATCTGTAAAACACGCTCATGTTAAGCAAATGTTAATTTACCGTACTAATAGCTGGCAAGCTATCGTACAATCTTCCATAACTTCCATGTCCAGCCGTCCACGCCCAGGTTCTAATTCGTCCAGAAATACTCCCTTGATACAGCTATGACCTATCTCTCTTTCCTGTCTAGCTCTTCGCTCAAATACCTCAGGGAAATCAATTCTGATTTTATTCCAATACCCCATACCGCCTTTTACACAGCCAATGCAGTTGTTGTTTGGATACCCTAAATCGTACATAACCGGGCGCTTCAGCCCCAGTTTGTCAGCTATCCCGTGGCACTCAGCCTTGGACAATCCATTCTCAATCAACGGGAATTCATGGTCGTAAGCAGAAAGCGCTTCAATAATTGCATCTGCCCTGTGTTTCTCATCTGTGTCGTATCCCCACACATATGTATGGTAGCCTGGATTCTCCGCCTCCCAGTCTTTTCGTACTTGCTTTTTTAACCACCTGGTGCACGGTGCGCCATATGCGGTATTAATACACATGGTTCTTTCAATTACATCATCCACATCCTTATACTTATCTGATTGTATAATCTCAATTTTTCTTCCCAAAATCGCCTCACAATCATGCAAGAACCGTAGACTGTCTGGGTGCTGATTCTCAACGTGGGTATAGATAATCTCATCAATATCTTTCGCCAAGTAGCACGCTACAAATGATGACACTCCGGTGCTAAACCAACATACTTTCATAAAATGACCTCTTTCTAATGTTTAATGTCTTTATTATCACTTACCTCTTGTTACTTCAGTGCTGGTAAATTCTGTAATTCACACATCAGAAAGTAATCACTTTATCCGGCCGGGACTGTTGTGCTTTCCAGTTTCAATTAGTTTTCAAAATAACGATTATGATAACTACCTAATTACCTTGTTCCCCTCCATTATCATCCGTTTCACATCCTCTGGATAGGAAACCAGTCCGGCCACACCTCCGGCAGCTCGAATCTGGTCCATGGTCTTAAGCTGTATCATGCTTGCCTTTCCCCAAAATGGCCGCTTCACTTCAAATCCATAAAACCTTCCATCTATGATGCAGCAGATGTCTGGTATCCCACAACGGCTGTATGCTCCGGCCGTTGCTTTCCACACAAATGCCTGTGGGTACTCCTGTTTAATCCACTTAATGATTTTACTCTGCAGCGTCCTCTCCATTGGTACCGCATGATACAGTTTCTTCCCAGCCTCCGTACGGGATACCCCTAACTGCTTCTGTATTTCATCGACTGCCTGTTCGTATGAGCTGTAACGCTTATAATCAATCATATCTGCTGTCTCCTTCTATCAATTGGTAATACCGGTTCATGACAATGTATTTCAGATCCAGCGCCGCATCAAGCACCTGGTCATAGTCGTATAACCATATGATTTTTTCCAGTATTCCCGAATCTTCTATTACCCGGTTCAGCTCCTCCGTAAAGGCCTCCAGGTCCTCCGGCAGAATCCTGATTCCTGGAAGTACTGTTTCGTGCAGGAACTGCCTCGTCATTTCACTAAGTTCCTGTTTTAATTGTGCATACGGTTTTGCATACCTCGTAGTAAGCTCCTCCAACGGGACATTTTCCCGGTTTTTCCGCATAGAATCAAGCTTTTTCCGGTATCTTTCAATGTCAAACAGCCTAATCACCCTCCTTACGCCTATTTTGCCCTTACGCCTAATCATTTTCATTAGGCGTAATGAAAAAACCTAGTATTCATGCGGGTTTGAAGGCATTCCTTACGCCTAATTCCTAATCCAGGAAAACACACCTAATATTTTAGGAATTTTACACACGATACATATAAAATGATGTAACATGCAAATTTTCTATATAACACATATAAATATGTGTAAGAATGTAAGGATATATAAATATGTACTTCAATGCCTTGGTTTTACGTGCTTTTTCGCCTTACGCCTAACCTTACGCCTAACCTTACGCCTAATTTTTAGGCGTAAGGAATTTTTTCAATAAGGAAGCTTGTCATTCCCGTCAAAGGGTATGTTATCCCCCATAGATACCTGCCTAAACCCATCCTTGCCACTGATATCCTCCGCTATCTCATCCTCGTCCAGCAGCGGGTCCTTTTCTTTAGCAAGCATCCACAGGTGGAACTCCACAAACCGGACGGTCCTGTTGTCAAACCATTTCGGTTTCGTATATTCTTTTCCGCCACTCTTTTTAGGTGATGCTGCTATCAGCCCGTTATCCCCCAGATACCGCATGGTCTTCCTGGAGGAATACCCGGCTTTCGTCAACGCCTGATTTAAGAGGGACGGAAATATGTAGGCATTTTTACCGTCCATGAATCCCAAGCAGGTACCGACTGCGCGTTCTCCGAAGTTGGCCTTATTGCTCATAATCCAGTCCACGATGAACTGGGTGGCGTTCTCGTTCACATCACCGGCCGCCGCCGTCATCTGCTCCTGCAGGATGCGCTGCGCCATCCGCCTTGCCCTTTCCAAGGAATCCTCCCCATGGAATATCCATTCATCCAGCATAGCATCCGCAAGGGCCACGGCAGCAATACAGGCAATATGGGAGCCACTCCTTCCATCACTTTTCTCGTTGACGTATCTTAGCATCTCATCATAACGCTGTCTGATATCATCCTCGTCCTGTTCCATCAATCGTCCTACAAAGCCCGGACCGGCCCATCCACAGTTCTGCGCACAGGTCTGGTGCATGATGCTTGCTTCCTGTTCATCATCAAATGGCCCGCCATATATCTCAAGGGTCCTCGTACTCACTCCGGTCTGGCTGGTCTCCGTTGCAAGCGGCTCCTCACCGTTGGCCAGGGCCACTGTCCTCCAGGTTTTTGTCTCCTGTATACCACCATTCTTAGCACCCCGTATTTTCCCTGTACCACTGGATATCATATACACAATCTGTTCCAGTGCGCCCTGTTTTTGTCCTGCCAGCTGACGTTCATCAATTCCCAGCGGAAGGTCACAGTAAAATGCCGCCAGCCGTTCCAGTCCTACTGCTGTCGCGTTAAAATTGACCATGAGCCGTTCCGGCTCTCCCCAGGCCGACAATGCGGCCTTGACTGCGGCCGACTTTCCGCCCTTGCTGCCTCCCCAGTTATACACAAAGAATATTCGTTGCCTGATAATACGGAGCAATGGTGCGGTGAAACTGGCCGCCAGTATAAAACGGAATTTATCACGGCTGCGGTGCGGTGCCATCTGCGCCACCCAGCCCTCCATGCTTCCGTTCATTCCATAGGCGGCCACCAGCCCTTTCTGTGTCGGATCCACATCAAGCACGATGCCGCTTCCATGCCCAGGAAGGAACCGCTTTCCCGGCTGCCATCCGAATGTCGTCGTGGAATCCGCCTTCTGAATGATATCGATGTTCTCAGACTCAAGTGCGGAAAGAAACTGGACCACATCCTTTGCATTCTCCGATGTCACAGTACATCCAAGGTCTGCCAGGGCCGTGATTCCCTTACTGGTGAATATGGTGGACCGTGGGTATATGGCTCTGTGCCATGCACCATCCCGTTTGAAGGCCACCTCAATCTTCTCCTCCGGCCTCTCTATGCTTTTTAGCCTCTGTGTTATGATAATGGGAGTGCGGCAGATATTCTTTGGAAGATGCTGTTTCTCATCAATCCGGCAGATTCCCTTCTCAGAATACAGCCATCCTTCTGGCTGTCTCAGGCTCACAGGCGCCCCTTTAATTGCCTCAGGTATCTCCTCGTCCAAATGGTCCAGGTCCACTTTCCTGGCAGCTTTCAATGCTTTCTGTATTTTTTCTACCGCTGCCTCTTTTCCGAACTTAATATACAATTCGGATGGATCCTTCACACCGAATTGTCCGCAGCTCCAGACATATACTTCACCAATAAATCCACCATCCCGCAGGCGCGTGGTCATCTTTGTGAAGAATGTGTCACCTCCCCGGTCCGGCTCCTTATGCAGGTATAACCTCAAGTCCTGCAGCATGGCGGCCTGCCCTTCTTTGAACAGGGAGGCGCCGGCCACCCCCAGTACTGGGATATTCATGTACAGGAGTGTCTGGGTGTCGGACTCACCTTCCACTATAGCCGCATAACCGGCCTTCCTGATTTCGGGCAGCATCCACGCGCCATATAATGTAATCCTGCCGCTGCTCCCGTATTTCCAGCGGAACTGCTTATTTCCATACCGTTTCCGGAATGTCACCATGTCGCCGGATTCATCATAATAGGGTATCTTAAGATAGGTACCCCCATCCCGGTCCCGGGCGGTTTCCATCCTACATCGTTCTGACAGCCATTCTTCTGGTATCTGTTTATTAAGGCTGTACTCCTTTAGCGAATAGGAAGCCATTCCGGTCCCTTTCGGCTTTTTCCCTGTGTCTTCTTCATTCGGGCCAGCTCCATATTTATCCAGTATCTGCCTGTACGCTTCCTCTGTGTCTGTCCCATGGGTTTCTGCCCAAAAGGTTGTAAAGTTTCCGGATGCCCCGCAGGCAAAGCATGTATACTGCCCCGTCTGCAGATTGACTGAAAAACTGCTTTCCCTGTCATCATGAAAGGGACACAATCCATTGAGCTGGTTGCCGCTGATGGTGTGTTTTTTAATGACCTGGCTGTATTCTGCCCTGTAGTCCACAACCTGGTCCATGTCCATATCAACGTTCTTTGCTGCCATACACACCTCACCTATCCATCCTGGAGCAGGATATCCTGCCCCAGGCATCCATCTTTACTGCTCTTATGCCGGAAACCCTGGTTCAGGTCCCTCCACCTTGACAAAACCATCCTTATCCATCTTCGGTTTCCCACCGTCTGTATCATAATCTGCCTCATCTATGGCCACGGCTGCCCGGGTGGTCTCCTTTATGCTGTCCGCTATCTGTTTTGCCTCCATCATCTGTTCGGGCGACAGGATGGAATCAAAACTGAAAACAGCCCTGGAATATTCGATACCACCCACACTCTTTTCCTTCTTAAGGGATATCCGGGTGACTGCCTGCCAGCACCGCATCCCTTTGAGGAGGATTTTCTTACCGATATAATCCCTCATGTATTTAAGGCTGGTCGGTGGGAGTGACAGAACAAGCGGCACCGGATTCCCCTCCCGCAGGATATAGCACCGGTGTACATTCTTACACGCCTTCCCGCGCCCGTCCTCATCGGATCCGAACTGGTTATGCGGACAGGACGCGCATTCATGTATTTCCCCGGTTGCCCTCTCGACTCCCTGCTTTCCATCATAACTGGAACAGTCAGGCTGGTCATTGTTCCCATCATATTTCCCAAACCAGTAAGCATTAACCGGATGGTGGTCCACAATCACACCACGGATTTCCTTGACAACATCCGGGCTGTCCTCATCCTCCCCAGGTACCTCAAATGCAAGACCTCCACCTGACGGTATCTTCACCTTGTCAAACGGAATGGCGCCCAGCCCGTCCATCTCCTCCGCTACGGCTTCGGCCAGTTCCCCTGAGAGAGTTACAAGTTTAAATTCACTTTCTGCCGCTCTTATCTCATTCTTATTCATTCTTAATCCTCCTCATCCATATCAGCATCTGGTGTTTCCTGCGTCTCCCCGGTCTCCTCAAACCCGTCCTCCATGTCCTCAGCATCCTCAATCGCCTGCTCAATCGGTGTGACCGGATTATAAAGATCATCCAGGATGCGTTTGGCCTGTGTTGCCATCTGGATGGCGGCCGCAGCCGTCATCACGCAGGAATTATATATTGATCCGCAGGTGCTGATTGCATCCCCTTCCCCATTCGGGAGGACCTTCAGAAATGTATCCATATCACCCCGTACGCTTTTCACCGCCCTGGTAAGCACAGTTTCATTCTCTGACAGGATTCCGTATCCCTCATGATGGTTATTGACCTTTGTTGGACACACCTCATCCATGTATTTACCATGGTTAAAACGGACCACTGTCTGGATATTGTCCTTAAGGCTCTTTTCATAATCCAGGCGCAGGTCCATCTCCATCTGCTCATAATGTTCCATCTACGCTTCCCCCTTCTGTTTTGCTGACTTAGCGGCTTTGTTTGTTTCCTTGCGCTTCATGATATCGTATGTCTCGTAAACATTGATGCACTCTGCCAGTTCCTCCGGCAGAGCCCCATTTTCCTGCACATAGGCCGCAAGGGTACTTGACAGTGTACGTGCATTGACCGTCTCCACTATAAGTTCTCCGAATCCCTCACTGCGAAGCACTTCAAGAAACTCCAGGCCTTCGGCAAGCAGGGTTTCCTCCGCCTTTTTGGAATACATGGTCTTTTCCTGCAGGGAATACTTAAATCCGTTCCTTGATATGGTCGGGCACTCCTCGTCTATCATCAGCTGGGCAATTTCCTTCTTAAGTTCCTCAATCGCCTTGTTATTGTCGGTAGTAGCCTCCTTAAGCACATCCTTCCTGTCCAAAAGCACCTTATATGCATCAATTTTCTCTAATAACTGCATTCTGTTTCCTCCTTAAAAAAACTGTCTCCACTCATCCACTACGGTCTTTGCCAGGTCCTCCTTACGCGCAAGGGCCTTCAGTATCTGCTCGTCCACGGTTTTCTCCACAACCAGATGGATGTAGGTGCACCGGTTGCGCTGCCCTATCCTGTGTATACGCGCAAGACTCTGGCTGTACGCGGCATAATTAAAATTGACGGAGTAATATACACAGGTATCTGCAGCCGTCAACGTGATACCCAGGCCGGCCGTGTCAATCTGGGCCAGGAATACCTTGGTTGCCGGATTTGCCTGGAAATCCTTTACGATATCTCCTCTGACATCCAGTTTAATGTCCCCGTAGATCATCCCATAACCGACCTTCTTCTTTTTCAACAGCTTCTCAATGATATCCAGCTCCGGCCGGAACCTTGCAAAGATGACAAGCTTCTTGCCCGTGGTCATGACATAATCCTCCAATATATCCTCCAGGGCATCTATCTTCCCGCGGCTTACCAGTTCCGGCCGGTTCCCTTCGTCTGCCTGGATGAATCCGCCGGTAAACTGCTGGAGCCGCAGCAGTTTGGTCAGCACACTGGTTGCCGTAATCTGTCCGCCACTTTCCAACTCCGCAAAACTATCCTTTTTTATCCGGTCATACAGCTGCCGCTCCTTCGTGCTCAATGTGATGACCCGGTTTTCAAACGTCTGCTCAGGAAGGTCCAGCGCTTCCTCCTTGGTTACCCGGTAAGCAATGGAATGTTCCTTTCTGATAAGCTCGTCCATATCACGGTAACCGACAATCTGGCGCCGCTCAAACCCGCCCATGATGGCATAGCGGTTCCTGAACTGATAATAGTTCGTACCGAATACGGATGGATCCAGGAATCGGTACTGGCTGTACAGGTCGATTGCATCATTCTGTACCGGCGTTCCTGACAGGATGAGCTTATACCTTGCCTTGTCTCCCAGCTGATGCAATGCCTTACTCTGCTGTGCGTCGTGCGACTTGATACGCTGGCTCTCATCCGCAATGACCATATCGGCATCCCAGTCTAAAAGTGCCTCAAACACCCCTTCCCTCCAGGTGCTTTCATAGTTAATGACTGCCACCTTAAGCGCTTCATATGGGAATGCATCCAGGTCGTCCAGCAGCTTAATCCGTTTATCCTTCGTTCCCAGCAATACCTTAACGCAGTAGCGGAAATCCGCATAATCATCAAACTCCTTCGGCCATACACTACATACCGATGTGGGGGCAACCACCAGGAGTTTCCTGATTTTCCCCATCTGGTATGCCGTACCTGCCACAGATATGGCTGTGATGGTTTTTCCACATCCCATCTCAAACAGAAAACCAAACCCTTTATGTATGGACTGCTCTTTCTTTTCCATCTACACCACCTCCTTCAGGTACACAGGCTCCCTGTTAATCACAACAAATCTCTGGCTCTGCCCATCCACCCACAGTGTCACTGTATAATTCAGCTTACTGCCATCCATATGGGTCTTAAGGTATCCTTTCCTTGCCAGGATACGCTTACAGCAGGATACCTTAACCTTCCGTTCATCGCATACCTTCTGAAGCTGGTCCGGACGTATCCGGATGTCGCCCTTCTCATCTGCTGGATACTGTGTCTCCAAATCCTCAAGGAACTCCTGTATGTCAATCAGGCCGGACTGGTCCTTTAAGGACTTCCACTCTTCCAGCTCCTCCAGTCCTGATATTATGATTCCGGCCTCCTCATAGACAGCGAGGATCATTGCCAGCCGTTCCTCCGGGGCCTTGCAGAGTATCCTGGAAATCTCAATGGCCTCCTTAATGCTTAACATCTGGAACCTCCTTATTTGACACATCCACCAGGCCAAGTGCAAGCAGGGCCATGTTATATCCCCGTATCTGGTGCTGGTATGGTTTTACCTTGACTGGCGGAGGAATGAATGGTTCCGGTTCGGGTTCCATGCGCTCCTTATCGATTGCTGCGGACAGCCGGTTAAGCTTCTGCCTCTCCTCTTCGGCCGCCTCCGGGAGCTTCCCCACTAAATCTGAAAGCCGGTTAAGCAAGTCCTTTGTCACTGGCCCTGCATACATTTGTTCTGACCGGTTCCAGCGCATCATGTTCCACGATTTTATCGCAGCATATTGAGTGCTGTTGGCACCCTTTACTAAAACCTGTCCTCCCTTAATAGCCATCAACATCCTGAATGCCTCCCTTTACTTATTGTCCCCGCAGACAAACAGATACCGCTTGTCCAGCTGCACAGCCACCTCTGTATGTTCCAGTTTCTCCAGGCTGCTCACATCAAACCCCAGTTCCTTTAGATACTCCATACACCGCTTGACATTTGACTTAAGTCTCAGCTCCGACAGCACCGCTGCATAATTGGCACCGACTTTCCTCTCGTCGTCCTCATATTTCTTTTTGAGCTGTGTAAGCTTTTTAGAATCATATTTAATAGCGTTCCGAACCCTCTTATCAACCGGGTCAATCTTATCTAAGTAGTAGGATAATCCATAGCATGACGCAGTTTCATAAGACATCTCCTGGCTATCACGCATAAGGCTAATAAGCTTCTCATGCTCCCGGTTCATCTCCCGCATCGAGGCTTCCAGCTTTTTAATTATGTCGGCGGCCCCACTTTCCTTGAATATCCGGTCCTCCTCTTCCTTGACTGCCTTTTCATATGCATCCTGCAGGCTCCTGAACGCTTTATCTCGAACCCTATATACCCAGCTGGTTACTTCTTTTTTGGTAAGCATCTTGCTTTTCCTCCTAAAATCCCTTACAATAAGGGTGTGCTAAACTATTTGTCCATGGGCCTCTTGCGGTTGCCGCCGCTGGGGTCCATCTTCATTTCTTTCAATATCTCATTACTTGCTGCCTCAGCCCCCGCCTCAATCCTATCTGCGTTACCGGTCATAACGACACCGGACTGGACCATGGCCTGTATGATGATGCCTTTAATAACTTGTCTCTGTATTATCCTCATCTCCTCTCACAGCCTCACACCCATGG